AGGAATACCCGTCGCAGTCGTCCAACCCTGCGGCCCCGGCCTCTGGCTTCCGCGAGTTCGCCGATGCGACCGGGCGCAAGTCGTGGATACGGCAATCGGATGGCTTCGTGCGGACGTGGGATGCAACCCTGACCGCGAATCGCGTCTACACGCTACCCGATGCGACCACAACGATTGCTGGCCTCGCGGTGGCGCAGACGTTCACGGCGGCGAATACGGACTCGCAGGCCATTGGCGCGGTAAGTACCGATGGCTGGGTGTTGTCCAATCCCACGGCGGCGACGGTTGGCGCGCAGAAGTGGTCGCCGCGCCTGCGCTGGACCGGCAGCGGGTGGAAAACGAACGCGACGGCGGCGGCGCAGACGGTTGACTGGATCGCCGAGTTGCAGCCGGTGCAGGGCGCGGCCGCGCCTACGGCGAATCTGGTGTTCTCGTCGCAGATCAATGGCGGCGGGTTTGTGCCCAGGATGACGCTAGATTCGGGCGGCATTATAAGTGTTACGGACCCAGGTAGTTCGTCAGTAGTTTCCGTTTTAAGCGTAACTGGTGTTGGTGGCACGTCAGGTATTTCATCAAGTGCGGGCCGTATGGCGTTTTTGTATAACGGGACGCGATATTACGGCAATGACGCTACGTCATTTCAAGTTCAGGGCTCATCTGGGATTGGGTTTGCGACGACTGTCGTAGCCGCCATTTCTGATGCGTACCTTACGCGCTCTGCTGCCGCGACGTTACAACAAGGCCAAGCCAACGCCGCCAGCCCGGTCTCTCAAACCCTGCAAGCGCAAGGCTCGCGCAGTGGCACCGATAGCGACGTGGGCGGCGCATCGTACACGCTGCGCAGCGGCACCGGCACCGGCACCGGCACGCTGTCCTCGCTGATCCTGCAAAGCCCCGTAGCGGTGGCGAGCGGCACCGGGGCGCAGACGCAGACCACGGGGTTGACGATCAAGGGCGGGCAGTACGTCGATACCGTCTATACCGTGGCGACGCTGCCTACCGGCATTCAAGGCGGTCACGCCACGGTCACTGATTCAAACGCGGCGTCGTACACGGCGGGCATTGGCGCGATTGTCGCGGCGGGTGGAGCGACCGTTGTCCCGGTGTTCTATGATGGTACCAACTGGCGTATCGGATAGAGGGCAATCATGGCTACCTATACATTCAATACCACCGCCGGGCAGGACGCCCGCATCGTGGCCGCGTTCGGCAAATATCTCGGGCTGCCGGGCAATGCCAGCGCCGCGCAGGTCAAGGCCGAAGTGGCCGCGTTCATCCGGCTCAAGGTGCTGGAGTACGAGAAGATCGCGGCGGTCGATACCGCGACTGCTGCGGCCATCGCCGCGCTGACCGACTTCACGCCGCCGACATAATGAAGTAGATACCAACGTACTGGTGCGCTCACCAGGGCCTTTGATGGGGCAATGAAATGGCTGACGAACAAGTAGTCGTAGCGGTTGAACCCGCGCCAGCACCGGAGGTCACGGCGACCCCCGACGCTGCTGCATCGAATGAGCCGGTAGTCACGCCGGTCGAACTGCCCAAACTTTTCTCGCAAGAGGAATTGGATGCGGCGGTCGGCAAGCGGCTTGCAAGGGAACAGCGCAAGTGGGAACGGGAGCAGGCTGCGAGGGCACCAGTCGCCGCGCCGGTTGTCCCCGAGGGTGGAGAAGCGCCGGATCTGATGACGCTCGCCACCAACATTGCGAATGAACGGGAAGCGGCGAAACACCAGGCCACGATTCAGGATGCCTATCACGAGCGGGAAGAAACAGCCCGGGACAAGTACAACGACTTCGATCAAGTCGCGTACTCCCCGACACTGATGATTACCGCTGCGATGGCGATGACGATCAAGGAAAGTGAGATCGGACCTGAACTCGCGTATCACCTGGGAACCAACCCCGCTGAAGCCCGTCGCATCGCCGCTCTCACTCCGCTATCCCAAGCACGGGAACTGGGCAAACTCGAAACCAAGCTGGCTTCCAATCCACCGGCGAAGAGAACCTCGTCGGCACCGGCACCCATCGCGCCCATTGCGGGCAGGGGGTCGGCGTCACCTACCTACGACACCACGGACCCGCGCTCCATCGCTTCGATGAGCACGACCGAATGGATCAACAAGGAACGTGAACGGCAGATGAAGAAGGCAGCGGGGACGCAGTCCAACCGCTAGTGGGGTACGACAACGTAATCTCCTTGTTGGGGGTACGAGAATCGTATTCTACATCAAAAACTCCAATGAGGAAATTATGCCTAACAGTATTCTGACAATCGACATGATTACCCGGAAGAGTCTCGAAATCTTCGAGAACAATCTGGTCATCTCCCGTAACATCAACCGTCAGTATGACGACTCGTTCTCCGTGCAGGGCGCGAAGATCGGCGCCACGCTGCGTATCCGCTTGCCGGATCGTGCGTTGGTCACCGATGGCGCTGCTCTCCAGGTGCAGGACGACAACGAGCAGTACACAACGCTCTCGGTCACTAACCAGAAGCACGTCGGCATCAACTTCACCAGCGCCGAACTCACGCTGTCGATGGACGACTTCGCGGATCGTGTTCTTAAGCCGCGGATCTCGCAACTGGCCTCGTCGGTCGACGCCGATGTCGCGAGCGTCTACAAGTCGGTGTTTCAGACGGTCGGCACCCCAGGCACGGTTCCGGCAACGTCGCTGGTGCTGCTCCAGGGCCAGCAGAAACTCAACGAGACGGCCGCACCGATGTCGCCACGCTACGCCACGGTCAACCCGGCCGCGAACGCCGGTCTGGTCGAGGGCATGAAAGGGCTGTTCAACCCCACCGGAACCATCGCCTCACAGTTCAAGAGCGGGATGATGGGCACCGGGGTGCTCGGATACGACGAGATCAACATGAGCCAGTCGATCCAACAGCACACCACGGGTTCCCGCGCCGCCACGGGCGCTACGCTGACCACCACGGTGGCAACGCAGGGTCAAGCCACGATCGCGATTACCGGCACGGGCTCGCAAACCATCGCGCTGGGCGACGTGTTCACGATCGGCTCGGTCTTCGCCGTCAATCCGCAGACCCGTCAGTCCACTGGTTCGCTGCAGCAGTTCGTCTGCACGGCGCTGAACACGGCTTCGAGTGGTTCGTACACCAGTGTCGCGATCTCGCCGGCCATTTACACGGCAACCCAGGCGCTGGCGACGGTGGATTCGTTCCCGGTGGCTGCAGCTGCGATCGTGTTCGTCGGCTCGGCCTCGACGGTCTACCCGCAGAACCTGATCTACCACAAGGACGCCTTCGCGTTGGCGACCGCTGACCTCATCATGCCGCAAGGTGTGGACATGGCGAGTCGGCAAGTCCACAACGGCATCTCGATGCGGATCGTGCGCCAGTACGACATCAACAACGACCGGATGCCGTGTCGCGTGGATGTGCTGTACGGCTTTGCCGCGATCCGTCCTCCGATGGCCACCCGGCTCTGGGGCTAACCCCTTCTACCTCTTTCACTAATCAAGGAGCAACATCATGGGATACGGAACGGTAGGTGGTGGGCAACAGATCGGTGACGGCAATGCGAGTGAGGCCCGCCTCTTCTCGCAGACCACGCCAGCGGCGATGACTTCGACGGCAGCGGTTACCGCGGCGAATCTGGCGACCGGGATCATCCTCGGCTCGCCGGGGGGCTCGGCGGCGACGTACACGTTGCCCACGGTGGCGCTGTGGGAAGCGTTGATGGGCAACTCGCATACTGACTCGGCCTTCGACTTCAGCATCACCAACGTCGACGGCTCGGGCAGCGGCATCATCACGCTGGCAGTCGGCACGGGTTGGACGCTGGTGGGTCTGGCGACCGTGGGGGCGACCGCGGGCACCTCGGGTATGTGGCGGTCACGCAAGACCGGTGACGGTGCTTGGACAGCGTATCGTCGGGCCTAACGGGCAACGGGCGGGGCTTCAGCTCCGCCCACTGACAAGGAAACCATCATGCCCAATACCAAAGCTACAGGGGTCGCTTTTGTGGACCCCGAGTTCGAGAGCCTGACTGTCACCGGCGCCACAACTTTGACCGGGGCGATCACTGCCACCGGCGGTGTGGTCGGCGCGGTGACCGGCAACGTGACCGGCAACGTGACCGGCAACGTGACCGGCAACACGGCGGGAACGCACACCGGCGATGTGATCCTGCCGTCCGCAACGGTTGCGGCAACCGGCAGTGACCAAGCCGGTGCAGCAGCCGTTGTCACCGGCTTTACGCTAGTGTCGGCGGCTAATGACACGAAGGGTGTTCGTTTGCCGACCGCTTCCGCTGGTCTGGTGTGCATCATCAAGAACAACGTTTCCGCCAAGATCCTCAAGATCTATCCGGCGACGGCGGATGCCATCAACGCAGTTGCGGTGAACAGTTCGTTCGACATCGCGGGTCTGACCAGTTGTGTCCTGGTCGCTTATGACGCGACGACGTGGTACTCCGTACCATTGGTGCCGTCGTAAGTTGAAGCGGGGGGCTACGGTCCCCCGCCACTGATTCGAGGTACGCATGACGACAGCCGCAGAACTAATCAATGGCTCGCTACGGTTGATCGGTCAGCTCGCCGAAGCAGAAACGCCCAGTGACGCGACCGCGCAGGACGCGTTGACCGCGTTGAACCAGATGATCGACTCGTGGAATACCGAGTCGCTAATGATCTTCAGCACCCAGGATCAGGTGTTCTCGTGGCCCTCGAGTCAGGCAGCTAGAACACTCGGACCTACTGGTAATTTCGTCGGCAATCGTCCGATTGAGATAGATGACTCGACTTACTTTGTCGATCCCACGAACGGGGTGTCCTACGGCATCAAGATCATCAATCAGCAGCAGTACAACGGCATTGCCGTCAAGACCGTCACCAGCACCTATCCACAGGTCATGTGGATCAACATGGACTACCCCGACATCCAAATGACGATCTACCCGGTGCCAACGCGGGTGCTCACTTGGCACATCATCAGTGCCGACGTGATCCAGCAACCGGTGAATCTCGCCACCGACATCCTGCTGCCGCCGGGTTATGTCCGCGCCTTCCGCTTCAATCTGGCGATGGAGTTCTGCAACGAGTTCGGGGTCGAGCCGCTGCCGCAGACGGCACGGATCGCGATGGTGAGCAAGCGCAACCTGAAGCGGATCAATAACCCGGGCGATGTTATGTCGATGCCCTACGCGCTCATTGCGACAAGGCAACGCTTCAATATCTACGCCGGGAACTTCTAGCCCGTGAAGACCCCGATTCTTGGGTCGTCATACGTCGCCCGCAGCGTTAACGCTGCTGCTGCGCGAATGGTGAACCTGTTTCCCGAAGCCATTCCCGACGGGGGCAAAGAGGCTGCATTCCTGCAACGCTGCCCGGGGCTGCTGCGGGTCACTACGGCCGGCGTTGGTCCGATACGGGGGATGTGGGTGTATGGCGGCAAGGTGTACGTCGTCAGCGGTGGTGACTTCTACCGGCTCGACGGGGCGAACTACACCCCGGTGCTGCTTGGTCATATCGGCGGTGCGGGACCAGTCAGCATGGCCGACAACGGCACCCAGCTGTTCATCGCCGCCAATGGTCCGAGTTACATCTGGAATGCACAGACGCTGGTATTTGGACCGATCACCGATTCCGACTTCCCCGGTGCGATAACGGTAGGATTTATCGACGGGTATTTCGTCTTCAACGAGCCGAATAGTCAGAAGATATGGGTCACTTCGCTTTATGCCGGGGATGAAATTGATGCGCTCGACTTCGCCAGTGCTGAGGGTAACCCCGACAATGTGGTGGCGTTGATTGTCGATCACCGGGAAGTGTGGGTGTTCGGCACCAACACGGTCGAGGTCTGGTACGACGCGGGAACGCCGGACTTCCCCCTACAGCGTATTCAGGGTGCCTTCAACGAGATTGGGCTGGATGCCCCGTACTCGTTGGCGAAGATGGACAATCGCCTGTTCTGGCTCGGTGCTGACGCTCGTGGTCATGGGATGGTGTACGTCGCCAACGGTTACAGTGGCTCGCGCATCAGCACCCATGCCGTGGAGTGGCAGATTCAGTCTTATGGGGATCTGTCCACTGCGGTGGGATACACTTACCAGCAGGACGGGCACTCGTTCTATGTCTTGAGTTTTCCGAGCGCGAACGAGGGCCGTGGGGCCACTTGGGCCTACGATGTAGCCACGCAGGCGTGGCACGAACGGGCATCGTGGATCGAAGATAAACTGGGACGGCATCGCAGTAACTGCCAGGCGGCGTACAAGAACGCGGTGCTGGTTGGTGACTATCTTGATGGGCGCATCTATGCGTTCGATCAAAAGGTCTACTCGGATGATTTAGTCACCCAGAAGTGGCTGCGTTCGTGGCGGGCGTTAGGCCCCGGGCAGAACAATTTGACGCGCAGTGCCCATCATGTGCTCCAGTTGGACTGCGAGACCGGGGTTGGTACGGTCGAAGGGAGTCTCGGTCAACTCAACCTGTTATCGACGGAGATCCTTGAGCTGCTGCTTACCGAGGACTTAGCGCATACGATTTTCCTCTCGGAGACTGTCGGTGAGATGATTGATTCGTTTGATCCGCAAGTCATGTTGCGCTGGTCGGATGATGGCGGGCACACCTGGAGCAATGAACACTGGCGCTCTATGGGGCGGCTGGGTGATTACAAGTACCGGGTATTCTGGCAGCGACTCGGTATGACGGTGAAGCTGCGTGATCGGGTGTATGAGGTCAGCGGCACCGATCCGGTGAAGATTGCGATCATGGGGGCGGAGTTGATGATCTCTCGGACCCTATCATGACTAATCAGGTCTTCACCCCAATTCTCCCCGACAACATTACCGCGCCGCGGGTGCCATTTCTCGATCCACGCACGCCGGGGCTGATCTCGCGGGAGTGGTTTCGCTGGTTTCTAACTATGTTCGCACAGGCGAACCAGAGTGCTGAGTTCGACAAGATATTGGCATCGTTGGCGGTTGCCCCGCTTGAGACGGACCCATCCCAAGCAATCCGGGATGCGGTCTACGAGGGTTCGTTGCTGGCGCCGATTCAGAGCAATCAGTCGCAAGAGGTGCCGCCGCTAATCCCGGATTATGTGGGTCCAGCCACGTTTACCCAAGACATCCCCAACCTTGGTGGTCTGGTGACGCTGCTGGTGTCGGCGGCGAACGTTACCCAGCAGTTGACCAACGTGGATACGACCGTCGCCTTCAATGTCGATAGTTCCGGTTCGTTCGGGTCGATGAAGCGGGTGGGAAATACCTTTTCATCTAACCTGCGCGAGACGTATGTGTTCATCTTCGAGCCGCAGGTCAGACAGGACAAGAACAACAACGTCACCAACTTCTGGGTCAATATCAATGGGACGGCTGTACAGGGAACGGGTGTGACCTACGAAACGACGGCGATCAATGACAGCAACGTGGTGTCGCTGACCTTTGCTGGAATCCTAGCCCCTGGTGATGTGGTTACCTTTCACGCCATCACCAGCATCATTGTCGGCTCAACTCTATTGGCTACCGCAGCGGCTCCTCCGGTGCCGAATATCACCGCGGTCCGAGTCACCATTTTGGGATACAAGACATGACCATTGTTCTCGGCCCGTGCTTTGGTGCTGGCGCACAGTTTTTCGATGACAGCGGCGATCCGTTGTCCGGTGGTCTGCTGTCGTCCTACTTGGCAGGAACGACTACGCTCACGCCCACCTGGACCGATCACACCGGCGCCGCGTTCAACACCAACCCGATTGTTCTCGACGCCGCTGGCCGGGTGCCCGAGCAAATCTGGATCGACCTTGCTCTACAGTACAAGTTCGTGCTGACTAATTCCGTGCTGGTGCAAATCTGGGTGAAGGACTACATCTCCTGGTTCATCCAGCCCGACACGGACATGGCGAACCTCGCCAATGCCACTGACCCAACGCTGGGCGATGCGTTGATCGGGTTCCAGCAATCCAACTCGGCAGGCGTTCTAGCTGGTGCGGTAAGTAAGACGGTCCACGACAAATTGCAGGAATTTGTCAGTGTCAAGGACTTCGGCGCTGCCGGTGATGGGGTAACCGACGATTCCGCTGCGATTTTGTTGGCGACCCGACCGGGGCGTTTGGTTCACTTCCCGGCGGGCACCTATATCATCGGAACGTCGATGACTATCAGCAACATGGACGAAGTGACCTGGAATGGTGACTCGGGCGGGACGACCAAGATCTGCGCCAAGTCGGGGGCAGCGTTTACGGCACCGCTGTTCACGGCGACAGCATGTAAAAGGTGGGAGATTCGTAATCTGGCCTTCGATTGGAATGGCAATACCGCTTGCAATGCCAACCCGCTGATCTGGTTGCGTGAGATGAGCGGGCTGCACTTTGTCAACAGCGCCATCTCGCATGGTGCGCGTGGACTGTTCCTGCGCGCCTGCTTCGACAGCATTGTGGACACCAACGTGTTTGAGATGGCGATTGCTGCGGCCACGGAGAACTACAACCTGTACGTTGGGGACGATGTTCTCGACCCGGTGAGCCTGTCCGAGATCGGCGACTTCACCAATAACATTTTCGCCCGCTCGGGGGCGTACTTCGCCGGGCGCTCGTTTACCATTACGGATAATCTGGCGCTGGGATCGAAGTTCGGTGCAGGCATCACGACGGAAACGACCCTGCTGGCGAACACGACGCCGGCCAAGGCGTACACCGGTCACATCATCTCCAATAACAGTTGCCACGACAACTCTGGCAAGGATGCATTCGGTCCAGTGGTAGGGATGCGGATTCGTGGTCAGTATCACACCGTGAGTGGCAACAATTGCTACTTCAATGGCGGTGCGGGGATCGTGTGGTCGGCGTGGAAATCGGCACTGACTGCCAACCTGTGCTGGGGCAACGGCACCGAGGCTACACTCACCTCTGCGCAGAAGACGGGCATCGAAGCCTTTGCCGGCGTCGATTCCATCGCCCGACCGGACTATAGTTTCATTTCTGGTAACCGGTGTGCGGCCGAGGGGACGCAGAATTACGGTTACACTGAAAACGCCAACATCAGCTTCATGGCAGTTGCCGGAAACGACTTCTCCGACAATCTGGTGGCTGAAACACTGCTCGACGCCACCAATCTCTCAAATAGTTACGACATCGACACTTGGGTGGCGTTTACCCCCACCATAATATCCTCAGTCGGGACTATTACTGCACTCGGTGCTGTTACCGCCCGGTATCTTCGACGCGGGCAGATTGTTCACTATTCCATCAACATTCGCATCACAACCAACGGCACTGGGGCGGGTGAACTGCTGGTGATGCTACCGTTTAGCAATGCCGATACCATCGCTATTTTCAGTGGTGGGGGTGGTTCAGCGAACCCGGTATCGCAAGTTGGACGGGTTGCTGTTGGTTCAACGGTGAAGGTGACTGACTATCTCGGGGCCTACCCAGGTGGCAACGGCTTCGACATCAACCTGTCCGGTTCCTGTGGTTTCTAGGAGAGCATTATGACCGTAACTGTTAGAGACCTCGTACCTACCAAGGTACTTGAGGCGGCGCTGACGACGCAGTACACCTGTCTCGTCGGGGCGGCGATCATCGACAAGTTCACGGTGTTCAACAACTCGGCGTCGGTTGCTGCGACTCTCACGGTGTCGATGTGCAAGGTGTCCGAGACTCCGGGGCCGGCGAACCAGTTGCTGGAGAAGGTGTTGCAACCGAAGGAGAGTTACACCTGTCCCGAGATCAGCGGACACTGCATGAACCTCAATGATCGGATCGTGACCGGCACCAGCGCGACCACCATCGTCGGGCGCATCGGCGGGCGAGAGATAACGTAACATGGAACAGCAATTGTCCAATACTGAGTTGACGCTACCCTCAACACGAGGGCGCGTTGAACATTTACAACAAGTAATATCAGAACTACCACAGTACGAACCAGAGACTGTGCACACCTTCCATGGTGGGATGTACTGCCGCCAAGTATTCCGGCATGCTGATGTAACCATCGTCGGCAAGGTACACAAGAAGGAGCACTTCTACGTTGTGGTGTTTGGGACGGTGATGGTCACGACTGACAGTGGGGTGGAGGAGATTACTGGGCCGAAGGTGCTTTGTTGCAGACCCGGCACCAAGCGGGCAGTACACGCGCTTACAGATGCTCTGTGTATGACGTTCCACATTGTCAATGCCACCACGGTCGAGGGTGCGGAAACTGAGTTGGTAGAAGATGATCCCACCTCGATGTTTACGATTGGCAACAAGGTCAAATCGAAGGAACTTCCATGTCATTCATAGCAGCGGCGGTCATTGGGGTAGGTGGTTCGCTCCTTGGTTCAGTCATCGGCGGCAATGCAAGCAGGCGCGCCGCTAACACAGCTGCGGATGCGGCAACCAGAGCTTCCGAGGCGAGCCTCGCCCTGCAGCGCGA